CTTTCCCACAAGGAAAGAGGGTTAGCTCACATCAGTGGCGGATGCCGGTGGAATACTGTGTATCCACCTTTATCCGTTTCCAATCCGAGGAAGACCATGCCATATTTTGACGTTACGAACGTCCTGCAGTCTGACACGTCAGACTACAGGGCGGTGAACAAGTCGGATGGACTAGCAGTAGTCCAAGACGGCGGTTCATATGCAACACATGCGTCCATCGAGCGCGGGTTTCGTACCCGTGTCCCGACTGGTTCGTCTGTGAAGCAGGTTCCTAACGCAACTGCTGACCCATATTCATGGTTCACCGATCTGAACGCTATGAAGACCCGAAACGCTATTAAAAGCGGTTTCGACTCCACTGCGTTCAGAACGGACAAGGGTCACCCCTGGAAACTGGAGCAATACTCCACCAGAGGGACCCCCATGGCCTGGAAAGTTGGAAACCCTGCTTGGGCTCAGGACCGGTACTACCGGGCCTTCCCTGCAGTGTCTCACAACGAAAGGCTTCAAAGCGGGTACTATGTACCACCCGAGAGTGATCTTCGCTCTTGGGCTGCTTTGAAATATGGTCAGATGGCACCTACTTCTGACAGGTTCTCAATACCTGCATTCGTGGGGGAGCTCCGTGAGGGGCTCCCATCCTTCCTGTCCTCGATGGCGAAAGCCAGATCGGGGGCAGCGTTGGTCCGCGGTGCGGGTGGTGATTACCTGAACATTCAATTCGGCTGGATGCCGTTGTTGAATGATCTGCGTAAGATAGCAGAGGCTCTTGCCAATGCTTCCTGGGGGCTATTTGCTCCCTGGGGTGCTTCGCACAGAAGTAGGGGTGAGAATCCAAGCGATGATATGTCCACGGCAGAGAACCTGTCGTGGAGTGCGATAGCGTACGGCGATTACTTCGACGTACCCTTTCGGCCATATCTAGCTGGATCTGGCTCAGTCACCTCCGGTTTTTGCTACGGTAATGGGTTTGTTTCAAACAATCTCAGAACCCGTCGCTGGATCGAAGGTGAATTTGTCTACCTGCCGCAAGCCGGTTTCGACCCAGAGAAGTATGGAGAGAGGTATGATACTCTCTTCAAGACTGATCTGACGCCGTCCGATTTGTGGCAGCTCGCTCCCTGGTCTTGGTTGGTCGATTGGTTTCTCGATATTGGGAAAGCAATCGAGTCCTACGAGGTAGGACTTTCCAACCGGGTGGTTTCCACGTACATGTACGCAATGGAAGAAGTTGTGTCAACGACACAAGTTCTTGCTACGGACATCCGAGGTGAGAACGGTGTTTCATACACCGGTCCCCGCTCTTGGTCGTTCCAGTGGGAGTATTCCCGCAAGCGTCGTATACGTGCTAACCCCTTCGGATTCACCCTGAATCCTGAGTCTGCGTTGACCGCAGCCCAGTTCATGATTCTGGGTGCGCTGGGCCTCACAAAGGTCCGTCGCTGAATCACAGTGTCAAAACAACAACCCTGCAATACAAGGAGAACCAATGCTCGCTGATCCTCAGTCCGTTACTATCTCTAGTACGGCTGTTTCGCTGCCCCGTCTGGAAGAGCGTCCGGAGACGAACCTCTACCAGAACCGCGTCGAGAACGTTGACCTCTATGTCACCCAGAAGGTAGACAAGAAGGGCATCGCTCGTTCGACAACTTCCCTCGTGAAGAACACCATCATTACGGACCCGGTGACGGGTCTGAAATCGAAGGTGCCCTACTCGATCTCGGTCGGTTCCATGATCCCTGTTGGGATCACTGTTGCGGAGGCTGAGGCTCTTTACGATGCCTTGACCACCGCGCTGGAAGCGTCCACGAAGGCTCTTCTGAAGAAGATCCTGGGAGGTGAGCGATAAGCGGTCTGGAGGCGATCATCATCGTTGGCATTGTGGTGCTGATTACAATCAGCATCACTGCCTTCGGAGTGATCTCCTCGCGCCGCTAGATCAGAGTGCCATTGGCTGGATACCTACCCCCTATGACAGGAGGAGATATGAAAAGCCTGGCAACTCTCCAGCTGGCCGTCCTAGAAGATCTAGGACGTTATTTCGCCACTGATGTGCGGAGAGATGCAGAAACTCTTCTGCGCCGCACTGAACACGAGGGTGAATCGTTTTTGACGATCACCTTGCCATCTTTCGGCAAGTCCCTTGAACAAGGACTTGCTGAGGGAAAGTGGCCGGATCAGGGCTTTCTTGGTTTCAAGAGAGTCCGAGGGCTCCCCGCTTTTATGCGAGGTTTCCTCATCCGTGTGTTCGATGAGAGTGGATTCATTTTGGATGACCCCGACGCTGACGCGGTTTGGGGTATCCGTCAAGTATGCTACTTGACGGGCAAGATGGATCGCAGCTGTACTCCCGAAAGGGAGAGAGCTGCGCTCCATTCTTTCATCCAGACTGATCGCGAACTGGCTGATCACTTTCGTTCAGGTGTGCAACCTGACGATTGGGAAGCGTTTGAGAGGCGCTTCTATCAGCTGTTCGGAGAGATCCTCGATCGGATTGAGACGAAAGTCTCTTCCTTCGAGCTTCTCCCTCGTTTTGGTTCCGGCGCTGTAGCCGAAGGCTTGCCTAGGTCACAGCGCTGGAATTTCCCTGAGTGGCCCGAACGGTTGGACTCTGTCCTACCGAAGTGGCGCTACTCTCGGAATCTTCCCTTCTGGGATGCCGAAACGACGATAGCCCTCGGAGCCGAACGCCCTGTACGGGTCATTACGGTTCCTAAGACGCAGGCGAAACCTCGAGTGATCGCGATTGAGCCCTCTATTATGCAGTTTGCACAACAGGGACTCAAGAACGAACTCTATCGTGAGATAGAGGACTCCCCTTTGAGGGACATACTCGGGTTCACAGATCAGACTCGCAACCAGCGATTGGCACGTGTTGCCTCTATCACTGGTGAGCTCGCTACACTCGACTTGAGTGAAGCATCTGATCGTGTCCACTTGAGCGTGGTTTTACACGCGTTCAAGAAGTGGCCTCACACTTTGGATTACATCCTAGCGTGTAGGTCGCGGACCGCCGATGTGAACGGGGAGATTGTTCATCTCCACAAGTTTGCGTCCATGGGCTCTGCTCTGACATTTCCGATCGAAGCAATGGTGTTTACCACCCTTGCTTCCCTCGGGATGACTCAGCAGTCTCGAATCCGACCCAATCAACTGATTGGGTCTCTCAGCGTTTACGGTGACGACATTGTCGTCCCTGTAAGCGCCGTGGCTGACGTTGTTCGTTACCTTGAGGCTTTTGGCTTCAAGGTGAACAAGCGCAAGTCTTTCTGGACTGGAAAGTTCAGAGAGTCTTGTGGAGCTGAGTTTTATGACGGCTCAGATGTGTCCGTCATTCGGCTCCGTGCCGACATTCCAATGTCGCGTCAGGATGCAGTTCTCGTGAGAAGGTTTGTCAAGTTCCGCAACCGTGCTTACACGCACGGATTGTGGGCCTTGGTGAAAGCGTGTGACGATATCCTTGCGGATACTCTTCACATTCCACTTCGTTCCTTCCGGGACGAACTGGAAGCGCCTTCGGATGTGCTCTCTCGAGTCACTTTTTCTCACGTTCCTTGGAGAGCTGTCTTTGACAGCAATCTGCAGAACTGGGTTGAGCGATTCCCGAAAGTACACTCCAAATCGTCGCCTGATGTTTCAGACGGCGAAGGAGGCCTTCTTCGGTGGTTCATTGAGAATCATGATACTGGTCAGTACCAGCCTGATCCGTATGAGAGCCAAGAACGTGCCCATACGTTCCGAATCAAATGGGCAAAGGCAGTTCGCTTGCCAAAGCGAACTGAGCTAGAGTAATCTAGCTTGCG